AGCCTCCGTCATCAGAATAGATTTACCTGAACTGGGTTATAAGGAATCTCTTCGCACTCTTTCACCCACTCTATATCACATTGATCACGCTCTTCAATAGAGATGAACCAATTACCGTCCGCATCGACGATAGGGTTAAAGAAGTTGTCAGGAATGAACTCCACTCCTCTTAAAGAGTCCGCTTGTGCTTGGGTTAGTTTTACTACTATCATACGTTTCTGCTTAGAGTTGTTTGGAATGTAGTTACTGCGTTATTTAAAGCTGTTACTTCTGTACCATTAAGACCATCTCCAAACGAAGAGAACCCACACTCGTTATTTTGATATAATACGGTAGGGCCATTCATAGCACCAAGATAGACTGGATAGCCTGTAAATGTAGCGTGAGCAGATACACTACTTCCACTACCGATGCTTCCTGCATTCTTGTAGAATACCCTTGCATTATTAGCTGTAGCAGAACCCACGTAAAAACCTCTACCATCAGTTTCGGTTGAACTTATTCTGTAAAATAAATTAGCAGGGTCAAAAATACGGAGATTAGAACCACCTCTTTTTATTGCTAAACCATACAACGGGTCGCCGTCATTTGTGTCTCCACGACCAATCACCCAACCATCTCCCGAAGGATTTTGAGTCCTTGAATAATAACTCATATGGAAGTTGTCAACTCTTCCTGCTACATCATTCATTTCCCAAAAAGTAGAAGCAGTAGCGTTTGTTCCATTTGGCGTTGCGCCCGTACTAGAGTGAGTCCACCCACCTGAGAAACTCAAACGATATGCCCCGTTAGTATCTTGTGGGTCTTTAAGATTCCACTTATGAGCCGATGCCGAACCACCAACAAACGGATAAACCGCCTTCATCTTCGTCCAAATACTCGCAGCTTTTAAGTCAAGAACCAACTGATTAACCGCACTCTGTTGTGTAGGGTCTGTGATGCCTGCTGCACTGATAAATGCTAAAGCATCTGCATCTCCTTCTGCTGCGATCGTTACCGTGTTAGATGTAGCTGAATTGCTTCCTTCCGCATTAGTTGCTGTTACAACACAAGTTATATCTGTTTCAGCATCTGCACTAATTAGAGTGTAAGTATTATTAGTAGCACCTCCGATGTTTACACCATCTCGTTTCCATTGATAAGCGTAAGTAATAGGAGTACCACCCGACCAAGTACCACTAGTACAAGTTAACACCTCTCCAACTTCGTTAGTTCCTGAAATGGCAGGTGCAACCGTATTAGATAAACCGCTTTGAATATCCGTATCTCCACTCAATGACTCAGGATAGACAGCACCCCAACTGATAGAGTTACTATCAGCACCTTTACCCCATCCTATAGAATTATTTGTTGTTCCCTTTCCCCAAGTCATTGTTCAGCTTTATTAAAAATTGCTTCAGTTTCTTTACGTTCTCTTCCTTTGGTTTATAGTACCCAGCCATTGAATGTGTTATTTTTAGACGGATTCATATCTCCGTTAGAGTTAGAATTATACTCAGGATATAAGCTAGAATAGTTACACATATAATCAATAAACCTTTGCGTATAGTGTTGTGCTATGTTCATCTGCTTTTGTGCTAGTTTATCTAAGTCTTCAGGCGTAGCAGTTTCAGCATTCTCAGATGTATGTCTAAATACTCCCTTGTTACCGATTGTAACACCTGACCAAGGTAAATACTCATAGAACGCCCAATGAATGACCATAGGCTTTATATAAGTGTTTAAGAGTGTCAAATAGTTACCTGACAAAGTAGAGTTGACAATATCATCGTTAATCTTATTGAAAAGGTCTGTACCGAGATAGTTTTGGATATGAATATCCTGCGCTAGTTTGATATATTGGATAAAACGATCAGTGTCAACATTACCATTTAACGCTGTGAACTTCGTTATATCATCTCTCGTTATAAAGATTGCTTGTGCCATTATCTTACGTCTGAGGGTAAATTAGGGTTATTAGGAGAGAAGCCTTTCAACGGCATATCGTTAGGCATCATAGCCACCTCTGTCGGGTTGTCTACTCTATATCCAAACTTCTGTGCCTTGTTAGTTGAAACCGTCTTAGCGTTAGGGTTGTTTACGTCAATACCCGCTGAAGTGCTTATATACGTCTTACGGATCCACTTGTGATGACATCTAGGGCCTCCTTTGTATTTAAAAATGTCGTAAGTATCTGCACCACCTTCTCCGAAACCTGCGTTAACGATCTGTGAACTCATTCGTGTAATATCTTCCTTTCGGTAAAGTTTATTACGGCTCATCATAGCCTTACAGAAATCTCTTTCAGGTGTTGGATTACCCGTGTATTCGTATCTTACTTTAAAGAAGAATCCGTCTACTTCCTTATCTTGTGATGATTTAGCGTTAGGGTTTGCAGTACCCGTTGAAACAAAGTTCCATATCTTACTTAAAAGGCTTGTTTTAGGCATTAGTTTCTCCTGCCATTCCTTTAACTGGGCATCGAAATCGTCTTCTTTGTCGTAGTCAACTTCTCTCTCGTCAACTAATTCCCACCCTTCTAAGTCTTCGTCTTCCCCGTATTCGTTGATAATGTCACTTACTGACTTATGCGAACTTAAAGAAGTTTCTTCTGCTGCTTGTTTTTCCGCTTCAAGGTCTTCTAATAGATTAAGTCTTCTGAAGAATAGGTCTAGTTTAATGCCATTAACAGCTAAGATGCTATCAACTGCGTCTATTACCATATCTTGGAACGGCTTGATAACAGCATTGTAGAAGTATTTAGATGCTACTTCAATCTCGTCTGCGTTAGAACTGAACCCTTGACCATCAGGAGAGATACCCACAAGCATAGGACTAGTTACATTGTGTCCTGCAAGAATCTTATTACGTGCCTCTGTGCTTAAATACTCATAGTGAGCAGGCGCGTCATTTAACGGAATGGAGTCTATAGTGGTCTTTTTCGTTTCATCATCATTGAAAGCTACAATAACTTTCTTACCATAAGAACCCGTTGCTTTTGCGATAACCTGGTCAGCTTGTTTTCTTCGCTCTTCTTCAGGTGGAACTCCGTTGTTAAAGTTGATTATGGTAGTAGGACTGAACGAGTTCTTAGTTTCGTTGATTAGATACGCTGCTATTTCTTCTTCTAGTACGCAATAATCTAAAGCACCTTCATAGTCTACCGCGTGGAAATACTTCATCCCTACAGAGTAGTTACCGAATACTAATACTGATAAACCATCTTTCTTGCCATCGAAGATAGGAATGAACTTTGGCGGGAACTTTTTAGTGTCTTCCCAGTTGTCAGAATAGAACCAACCTTCAATAACTCCTTTTTCGTTGCACTTTGCAGGGCGCAAAAGGTTCATAGGTAAATGCTCTACTCTAGTAACTTGACCTTTTTCTGTGATTACCTGAAAGCATCCACTACCTAACAACTTTAAGTCCATAATAACAGCACGTAAAGTCTGCTTAGAGAAAAGCATCTTCATTTGTGCATAGTCGTTTGGTCTTCTATGAGCATCTTTTGCGTAAAGACCTTGACCATAAACTAGCCTTGATATATTGTGGATTACTGCATTGTTAGTTGCGCTGTTCTTAAAGCGTGCTATGAGCCAATTATAGTAATCGTTATCGCTTCCGTATTCCACCCAACCTTCACGAGGGTTCTCTGTTACCTCAGGCTGCGTGTAAGCACTTAAATTGACTACGTGTATGTTCTCCATCAGGATATAATAATAAATTCGTTGTCTGTCGTGTGAGTGATGTATTCACCATCGTTAACAGAATATGTAGTTTGATTGGTTACGAATACTTTATCTCTATAAACTACCTCGTTTGAGTCATCGTAGACCTTTAGAGTGTAATAGTTACCTTCTACAAGATTAAATACACCGCTAATAACGTGGTAATAACGATCAAGAACGGGAGTTACAGCATATGAAAGTGTCGCACCCGTGCTTTCGCTAGTGAACGAAATACTCTCAGCCGTATAGAATCTCGGAATAATTGAGAAACTCTGTGTATTGGTCGTATCTTGTAAAATAATCATCTACTTATTAAACTTTGAAATAGTTCTTTTGTTTAAAAAATAAAAAAGGGTAGCCGAAACTACCCTCTTAAATCTAGATTAGAAATGATTATGATGCAATACCTGAAACGATTGTAAATCCTGCTGAAGTAAGGCCAGCTTCAGTAGTCGCTTCAAAGAAATATGCAGGTTCTTGCTCCATCGCAGTCAATGTCAAGGTATAGCCGTTAAGGTCGCCCATTGCACCGCCCGTTACGATAGTACCGCCCGTTACATCTGCTCCGTGTTTAGCACCAACTAGGAAGAAGTTCCCGTTGTTGTCCTTAACGATTACTTTCGGGTTTCCGTAAGAAAGAAGTTTAATCTCTCTGTGTGTATAAGCATCCATTCTAGTGAACGTAAGTTCTAGAACCTGCTCAAAGTAAGTAGTTCCGTTCTCACGTGAAGAAACGATGTTTTGCGTAAATGTAGAAGTTCCTTTCAACTCCCACTTGTATGCTGTAGGTGTTCCCGTTACGCCTTCGATGCTGTCGGTCATAACAGCGTCAAACGTTAGGTTGTCATAAGACAACTCACTTTCGTTTATCAGGTAGATCGCATCGAGCCCACCCACGCTATCTTTACAAGGTGTTACCCTTCCTAGTGAAATATCACAAGCCATATTTTTGTAATTAAATGTTATAAAAAAGGGAGGAGTTCTTTACCCCTCCCCGTTGTTTAAGTTAGTAGCTTATTAA